GCGCGCTGCTTCGCGTAGGCCACGGCCTGTTCGGGGAGCGAGTCGAGACTGAAGTCAAAGCCGCCGATCGCGATCGTGTCGTCGGAGCCGGCCTTCACCGCGCGCTGCAGCGCCGCGGTCATATCCTCGATGAGGTCGTCCATCGAGAGATCGACGTCGGCGAGCTTCTTGTGCATCCGCCCGGGCCACAGCCTAGCGAGCTTCCCGGTGATGGTCTCTTCGGGCAGCTCCTCGAGAGCGCCTGCGACGAGAGCGTCCCGGTGATCCCCGATCCAGCGTGCGACGAGGCTGCGCACGCTCTGCGCTGGTCCCTCGAGCGACGCGGGCGGCACCTCCTGGAAGTCGAGCTTGCCCAGGTCAAACAGGACGCGCACCTTCTCCGGCGCCGGGATGACGCCCAGGTCCGGCCGGTAGAGCCGGCGCAGGCCTACCTCGATGCGGGCGCGATCGCGGACAGGAAGTGCAGACGTCTGGAACTTGCGCATCGGGCGGCCGCGCGCGACCCGGGTCATGGCGAAGGAGCGCCACCGCGCGAGCTCGCGCTCGGGCGTGTCCCCGAATAGGGCGACGTCGGCGTCGGAATCCGTGTCGTCCTTCGCCTGCTTCGGTTCGGCCTTCGTGGGGGGCGTCTCGCCGGTGGGAGGTCCCGGCGCCGCGCCGATCGGTGTTTTCTCGATGACGACGTACTCGGCGCCCAAGGCGCCGCCCACCGACGGCAGGCCCAGGCTCGCGCGCAGCTCGTCGCGCGTCATGAAGGGGACCTCCAGGAAGGCGCGCTGGATGAGTCTCGGATCGATGCGGGCCTGATCCTGCTGCTCGGCCGCTTCCTTCTGCGCCAGGAGATCCTGCAGGAACACGGGCCCCGCGGGGGTCATGACGAAGGCGGGGACCTCCTCCTCGCCTTCGGGGCTCGCTTCGCCGATCTCCTTGCGGACCGACTCGACGGAGCGCACGCCGGCGTTGATGTAGGCGACGTTGCGCTGGTAGACCGTGGCCGGGTCCTCGGTCTCGTCCGCGCCGAAGTGCGCCTCGATGTCGGGGCTCTCCAGGGGGCCCGCGATGTAGTCGTTCATCGCGTCCTCGAGGAACTCCGCCAGGGGCCTGACGCCGCTCTCGATCGCGGAGACCTCCTGCATCTCGGCGGTGGCGCGGTTCATGATCTTCGCGATCGGCATGGGCGAGACGCCGAAGGCCCAAGAAATCACGCGCCCCAGCCACTCCTGAAACTCGTAGTCCCACTGGCGCGCCTTGGTGTCGTGGAACTCTCCGGAGGGGACGAACCGGAGCCGCCGGCGGGCGTCGTCGCGCCCCTCCAGCATCGTGTCGAAGTTCTCCTGGTACGTGTTGATCTGCTGCTGGGACCACTGCGCGGTGATGGAGAACAGCCCCTCGGGGATCGTCCCGGAGGTGAAGTAGGCCAGGTCGTAGAGCTGCGACCGCAGCGCGATGTTGACGGTGATGAGCACCCACTCGGTGGGCGAGCGGCCGTAGGGGCTGTCCGGCGAGAGATTCCTCGGCAGGTACCACAGCCGGCCCAGCTCGAAGTGCGTCTCGACGATCCCGTGGATGACCTGGTAGAAGGCGGTCGCCGGCGGAAGGGGCGGCGCGCCCAGTACGTCGACGAGCGGGACGATGGTCGCGCCGTCGAGCTGGCGCAGTCCGTAGGGGTTGCCCGCAGGGTCGGTGAAGCTCCCGCCGCGGTCGTGCAGCGGATAGAGCGTCAGGGCGTCGGTGACGAGGACCTCCTCGAGGACCTTCCCGAGCCACCGCCGGAACTTCAGCCGCGCCGATGGATCCGGGTTGTCGACCCAGGCCTTCGCGCGCTCGAGGCGCTTCTTCAGATCGGGCGTCTCGGCAACGCCTTCTCTGGCCGCCACCTCGACGGACATGCCGAGGACCTGGCCCTTGACGTCCTGGATGGCGATGCGGACCAGGTCGGAGCTGGCGAGCGCGCGCAGCTGCTGGAACGCGGTGAGGCGCTTGCCCCCCCAGTCGCGCGGACGGGTGCGCAGGTTCTGGGAGATGGGCGGCTCGAGGGTGCGCGGAGGCGCCCCCGGCGGGAGCGTGGCGCGCTGGGGATCCCCGGGCCCGAAGGCTCTCTCGCCCGGGCGGAGGCCCTCGACGCGCAGGGGCCGGCCGTCGGCGCCGACCAGCAGCGGGACGCGGTCGTCGATGCGCTCGACGTTGACGACGTTGGGCGGGAGACGGTCTACATGAGGTCGTCCCCCCGTGCGATATCGCTGGCGGTACTACGTGGACGTCGTGCTGTGTCTACCGCGCCCCCGCTACCATGCCGGGCCTGCTGATGCGATCGCGAAACGGGAACACGAGGCCCGGCCAGGGCTTGCTGATGTCCCGCACCATGTTGACGTTGATGGGCGCCACGAACGCGCGTTCATCTTCCGAGGCCGCGAGCAGCGCGAGCAGCTCGTCGTCGAAGACGCCGATGACCTCGAGGTGTTCGTCACAAATACCCACGATGAATAGCCCGCGCACTACGAGGACCTCCTGGGCGGGTCGATCACCTCAACGGCGATCAACCTGGTGGGCGGCTGCTGCTGGTACATCTCGCGCATCACTTTCGCGCGGCCCTCGTCGGCCGCCGCCTGCTTGAAGGGGAGCGGCTGACAGCGGAACCATACGGCGACCACGGTGCCGGTGGCGTCGACCTCGACGTCCAGGTGCTCGGAGCCGTGGATGGTGCCGTCACGGCCGTAGAGGCGCGGCGTGGGGTCTACTCGGACCTCCGTCGCGTGAGCTCATCGAGCATCCTGACGATCGCGCGCGCCTCGGGGGAGTCGGCATTGAACTTGCCTTCCTCCATCCGCGGGATCTCGCGCAGCATCATCAGGTCGCTGCGGGAGAAGCTGAATCTGATCGCCATGCGATAACTCGCCGAATCCCGGTAGACGTTGACCTCGGGACCAGGCCCCAGCTCGCTGGCGACGGGCGCACCCCTGAGCGAGACCAGCGAGACGTCGTTGGCCAGATCGTCGCAGGCAATCAGGCGCCTGCGGATGGGCTCGGGGGTGGGCGTTCGCTTCGTCTCGCTCACGCTCTTCCCTCCCTCACAGCCTGGGCCTTCTTCGCCACGTGCGCGAAGATCGCCGCGTCTTCCATCTGCATCGCCCGGTGGAGATACGTCAGCGCCTTCACCCCGTCGATGTGAGCGTCCGACGATCCGCGCCCTGTGGGCTTGGTGATCCGCATCAGATCGTGGCGGGCGATCTCGTAGCGGGTGTGGCGGGCCTGCTGCTGGATCTCCCGGAGGATCTCGTCCGCCGCAGGGTCGCCTCTCCAGAAGCGCACCCGGCCCGTGTTCACGCGGGCGAGCAGGTCATAGCAATCCTCGGAGACCGTGGCGTCTGTCGCCTTGTACGCCTGGACGCAGGGATAGGCGCGGTTGACGGCGCCGGCGACGGCTTCGCCGACTCCGCGCGCGTCGATGCAGCCGCCGGAGATCCCCCAATGCCGGCACAGGTCGATGAGCTCGGGGGCGACGGCCATGTGGTCCCGGCCCGTCCACCAATGGCCGTCGACCACCCGAACCTCGGGGTAGGGCTCCACCCCCGCAGATGGATCCCACTCCCCGATCCATGCGACGAGCGAGTCCCTGCCCGGTTCCTGCTCGCGCACGAGCTCGTCGGGAAGATCGACTTCCGACTCCCCGCCGATGTCGAGGATGAGGACGTACAGCATCCCGTCGCGCGGGGCGCTTAGCCTGGGATGCTCGCCGGCAAACAGCGCCCGGCGCTGCGTGTCGCTGAGATAGGCCCCCAGCGCCTCGACGTCGAGGAGCCGGTACTGGGTCATGATCCAAGGGTGCTCGGCGCCGAGCTTCGCGACGCGGCCGGCGTAATGGGCGGCGTAAGCCGCAGATAACTCACACCACACGTCCGCGGGGAACTCGAGGAGCCGGTCAGTACCGCGGTTGCGGTCGACGTACTCGAAGAGCAGGTCCTGCTTGTCGGCGCCGACACCCCACAGGACGATGGGAGCGTTGGTGGACGCCGTGAACGGCGCGAGGTCCTCTTCGCACTTGCCGGCGTCGATCTTGTGGGCCTCGTCGAGGCTCAGCCCCAGGGTGGCGGAGGCTCCCACCACGCGCGCGGTGCGATGGGCGGAGAGAAACTGCACCTCCGCGTGGCCAACCTGGACTCTCCCCCCTTCTTTCTTCTTCCACCGGCCGGCGAGCAGCGGGTCGCTGGCCAGGAACTTGTCGAGGCGCGCCTTGCTGTTGACCAGCTGGGGATCCTTGGTGGGCGCCATCCGGATCCAGCGCGAGCCGGGGATGCCGCGGAAAACGGTCAGCAACCTAGCCTCGAGTTGGGCCTCGGTCTCGTTCTTGCCCCCCTGACGTGCGAAACGGACGGTGATGACCTCTCCTGTCCTGTCGCGCACCGCCTGCTCGATCCTGCGGATGACTTGGAGCTGCGGCCAGGGCAGATCGGATTGACGCTCGTGGGTCTGCAGCGGCCGGCCCAGCTCGCGCTCCAGCACGGCGTCGGCCGCGCCGAAGCACAGGTACCGGTGGTAGGCGGGATCGCGGATCGCGGCGAGGCGGTCTACTTGGACCCCTTGGTGGCTTGTGACGAGTGGGCAGGCTCCGTGGACGAGGAGCCCGAGTCCGCAGACGGCGAGGACGAGCCAGGCCGTGACTTCCGCGCTCGCTTCGGAGAGCCGGATCTTGCCTTTCCGAGGTTCACCCATTCGCGATACTCCTGCATGGGTTCATCTGTCCCCCCTGGTTCCGTGAGCTTCTCGCGGGCGAGCTCAAGGCGCCGGACCCGATCCGCGAGCTCCCCAACGGTGTCGAGGTAGGATCGGACGCGGACGGTCTTGTGCGCGCGGGTGGTCTTGTTCGCCGACTTCGTCGTGATGGTCTCGGCGAGACCGCCGCTCTTGCTCCCCCACTGGTTTCGGATGGCCCAGGCGAGGAGCGCCTTGACCACGCGGATCTCGTCGTCGAGATTCCCGACCGTCGCGGCGGCATAGTCCTCGGAGGTCTCCCGATCCTTGATGTGGCGCGCGTAGATGCCGTGCTTCTGTGGCCGGCCCTGGGCCTCGGCGATGTCCCGGAGGCGCTGCTGCTTGGCCTGCTCGTTCGCCCCCCCGTGCATCCGGCAGCGCCGGGCGCCGGCAAGGGGCCAGCTGCGGCAGCCCTTGCCGCCGCGGCGTCGAGATCTCGCGCCGCATCGACGGCGTACCTCAGAGCCTCCAGGCGCTGTTCACTCACGGCCCCTGCCTCTGCGGCTCGGGAAGACCGCACGCTCTGCTGAGCCGACTCAGCGGGATCCCCCCGGGCCCCTCGATCTCGGCCTCCGCCGCTTCACGGTCCTCGGGGGGCAGGTCCTCGGGGAAGATGGTCCGCTCTCCGCTGAGTGCGACGGGGGGCTGCGTCCTGCCACCCCAGACCTGGAGCCACACGCGGCCGAAGAAGAGGATCGCGAGCCGCTCGCGCCACGACACCTGCCAGCAGCTCACGCACTGGGTGCCGCCCCGGTAGACGGGCAGCTCACCACACTCGGGCATGCCA